TCTTCTTCAAATGCTCGATCTGAAGACTCAGTGGTGAAGATTTCGGCGTGCTGGTTTTCAACTTCCCCATACTCCATGCCGAAAACAGCATTAAGACCGGGGAGAAGTTCTTTAGCAATACTTCCTCTATTTATAGCCATATTTTATTCTCCCTATCTTATGTGAATATGAGATCAGTTACAGTGGTCGGTGCAGTAACAGCACAGTCCATGAACATATCTGTATGTTGAATTATACGAACATTAAGTTTTAAAAATGCACGTTCAGTTGCACTAGCAACGTCATTTCCCGGTTCCATTACAGGGTCTAATGCTCTTACCATAGAAATTCTACTGCTTCTTAAAGCAGCTTCAATACCATGACCTGAGTTACCTGTAAAAGTACTTCCAGCTCCTAATGTAACTCCAAAGTTTTGAGAGCCATATAAATCTCCTGCAGTAACAGAAGCATCGGCTTGAACTTCAAATACTGTAGAAGGATCGTCATTTACCATTGCATAGATATCAGTGGCTGATGTACCAGAGGGCCAGTATCTACCGAACTTCTGTTCACCATTTTCAGTGTATCTAACTCCTTGAAATATGCCTTGAGCAATTTCAGTTACAGTTGTAATGGCTTGTAAATATCCTGCATTTATTCTTACTAGATCACCAGTAAAAATATTTGCTGCATAGCCTGAAGCTATAGGGTATTCACTGACTGCCTGATTGTTAGGTGTACCGCCGCGTTTGCGGGAGGGACGGAAGCCAAACAATGCTTTAGTTGAAGTCATTTGTTTTTCTCCTGTTTAAAAAAAATTGCACTTACCAAGTTCCGTCCCTCGTATCATTTAGTCTTGAAAACGAGGGCTTCGTCCCTTAGTAACACTTGATTTACTACTATTTCTAATTGGCATACGAGAATCATTAGAACCCATAAGTTGTTGATTAACTGCATCAACCATCTCATGGCTTTTATTCTCATAGTACCTTGTACGGCTGTCTACTTTTGCCTGTGGCATTTTCGCTAGGGCCAAGTCTCCACGACAGACTGCTCCCTCATACCGTCCATTATCTTTCACGAAAGATGTGTGCTGCATCTCAGGAACTTCAGATACGTTTACAAATTGCCAGCCTTCTTGTACTTTCTTACCGACATTTTTGTAATCGTCTTGCCCACGTAAATTAATACGAACCCAACGAAGAGCCATCCCTTCATTTGCAAAACGAATCTGAACATCTTGAGGAATATCAAGAACACTAGGCTCTTTATATTCTTCGTACTGTTCCCTTGTATTAAGTTCACGAGACTCTGCACTACGTGATTGTGTGTTATTACGTGCCATTTTATTTTCCTCCACGCTGTTATTTATTACCAAAAACTGAAGTATATTCACCATCGGCATTACCGACTTTTAATTTTTCAGCGGCGTATTGTTCCAATGATATGCCCCACTTATCTGCTAGTCGCAAGTCTTCCTTAGAAAGTTTAACTTTACGTCCACTACCAGAGGACTGGGATGATGAAGTGCGTGATGCTCCACCGACCACTTGGGCAGGAGGTGACGCTTCCTGCTGGCGATTAGGTGTTCCTCCAAACCGTTCTGGAAATTTGGAACGTAGTCTTGCATCTATCTCTTGATAGAAATCTTCATCGGTTGGGTCATAACCTTCTGCTTTCAACTCTGCATCTGTTTCCAAAGCTAGAGTAGTCATTACATTGTCTTGACCAAACCAAGGGTTTTTACCTGCCCACTCAACTGCAAGCTTATCATACTGAGGTGATTGCTGTTGTGTAGGCTGTGAAGTCTGCTGTACTTGTTGTTCCGCTGCAGGTCGATACTGCTGCTTAGTAATTTTAAGAGTAGATGCATCTGATTGTGCATTACTCAAATATTCCTGCGCCTGAACAATACGGTCAGTATCTCCTGATTCAAGTGCTTGTTTATAAGCATCTCTTGCCATTGTAATACGACTTTGAATTTGCTGTTCAGCAGCTTCAAAATTCTTTTCAACAGAAGTAGTAATTTCTTGTTGCTGGTTTTTCAACCGTTCTTCAAGTTCCTGTTGTCTAGCCATTAGGCTACTGATTTGTTCTTCTCGTTCTTTCTTTTGACGAACAAGTTGACGAATCCGCTTTTGTGCGCCAGACTGAGGCTCTTCTGAAACAGCTTCTTCTTTAGGTGCTTCATCTACCTGATTGGCTTCTACTTCTATTTTTAATTCTTGAGGTTGTGTTTCTTCACCCTCAATCTCAATTTCAATCTTGTCTTCTACTTCTTCACTTGTATTAGATGTAATCGTATTCCATTCTTCGTTGTCCGCAGACATATGTTTCTCCTTTTAACGTCAATTGCGATATGACGAGTAACGCAGTTGATTGTAAAACAATCACCGATTAATTAATATAATACATTATGTATTATATTTATACAATACCTTGAACTTAAATTTTAATTAGAAAGATTAAAAGTAGGGTCAAGTTCTTTAGGGTCTTCTACTACCATAGAAATCTGGTCATCCATAAGTAGAATAAGACGTATACCTTTGTAAAAGAACTTTTGTCCAGAATGTTTACCATAACAGACATATTCGCCTTCTTTACACCATGCACCGTTAGGAAAACGGTTAGCGTCATTGTATGCGTCTTTACCTACTGCAAGTACCTTACCTACTGTAGTTAGATATGCAATATCATTCTTAGTTGAATCTGGTAGAATAATACCGCCTTTTGTTTCTGCCTTAACGGAGACAGGCCGAATAAGAATATGATAACCCGGAATTACTGGTAGTACTTCAGGGTCCGCAACTTCTTCGTTAGAAGCCCACGTATCATTCATAATTGCCATACTTACTGCTTGCATTTATTCTTCATCCTCTTCATAGATTACTTTATTAACTAAGTTCTTAATTTCTACCTTGGCCCATTCAAGTCCTGAAATACGACCAACAGTATTCATATAAGAATGATAGTCTGAAGCACTGCCAGATGCAAGCGAATTTTTTAGTATGTCTATTTCTTTTTGTAAATTATTTTGTATTTCTTCCCAGAGCATTATATTGCTTTCAATGCGTAGTCATAAGGATTACGTTCCATAATAGAACCACCCTTTTTAAATTTTTCAGTTTGTCCTACTGCTTTAGAAAAAGAAGGAACTGCATCAACTTCTATGTAATCATATAAAGGATGTATATTTTTTCCTACTTTTATTTCTGCAACAGGATTACCTAAACGTATATCACCAACAGTAGCTGGTCTTAGATTAGGTTGAGGAACTTCTACTTTAATTTCACCAGATTTTAACGTCCTATTAACTTTTTCTGTAAGTCTTTTCATATTAACAGGTCCAACAAATTGTGTATCTAAAGTATAATAATGTTTTCCACTTTTTGGTTGTACCGCTACAATAGGATGGTCTAAAACCCTAGCTTCATTTCCAACCATTACTTTAAATCTTTCTGGTTGAAGAAGATTAGTATTAATTTCTTTTCCTTGTTTTCCTGTATTTTGTTTATAGTTTTTTAACATATCTTCAATAGAAAGATTTTCTGAAATAGTATTTGCTTTAGCTGTAGTTTTATTTTGACCTGAAGTTTTTTTAAATGAAGTACGTGGACTAATAAAAAGATTTTCAAAAGTTTCATTAGATACATCAGTTGGTTTTCCTTTACCAAACATAATGTAATTTCCAAAATCTAAATCGAAATTAATTCCTGCTTTAGATAAACCTTCGGCCATTTTTTCTTTATAGTCTCTTTTTGATGGGTCAAAAAATCTACCCGGTGCTGGCATAATATCAACAGCTTCTGAAAATTTTTCTTTATCCATTGCTCTTTCAAGTCTAGGATTTAAAGATTCTTCTAAACTTTCATCTACTCTCATTATAGGTTTATCTGCTGGAATAAGTTTTTTACTTTCTCCTCTTCCAGTTGTTTTTAAAGGCGTGGCAAACTCTTTCATAGCTTGTTTACCTAATATTTTTACAACCCCAGCTAATCCAGCCATTGCTTAACCTTTCTGTGAACTAAGAAGAAGTTTGGTAATCATATCTGCAATGGCTTTGTTTTCTAATGTTGCATTGCCTTCTTCTGCTTTTACCATATTAGATAATACTTTAACCGCTTCAACCGCAGATTTTGCATTCCTATCTTTTTCTTTTTCTTCAACTTTAAGAGTATTCTCTGCACCAATCTTAAAGGCATCAAGAGCAATCTTCTGTTCTTTAAGGTCTAGGTCACGGTTCTTCAATGCACCTTCTGTTGCTTCTTTAGCAAGCTGTACTTGTATCTTTTCCCTTTCAATCTCAAGACGCTGTGCTTCCATCTGAACCATTGCCTGTTCAGGTGAAGGACCACCTTGTGCTGCAGCTTGGTTAGCTTGCATTACTTGTTGTGCAGCCGCTACCATTACCTGCTCAATAACCTGTGGGTTCTGAGAGTTAGGGTCACCTTTAGGAGCTTCAGACATCATCTGGCGTGTTAAACCATTGATTTGTTCTTGGTACTTCATTACTACGTGTTCTTGAATATTAGCCTGTAGTACAGGAGCAACACGTTGCATAATAGGATTACCACCATTAGCAGGGTCTTGTAAGAACATCTGTTTAATTTGAATATGGGCATCATGGTTTTGTCCTGCAAATGCTTTGATAGGCAAACCTTTAGTTGCTGCCTCAATGTCTGTTACAGGGTCAAGAGGGTATGCCTGTGCCTTCTTAGGCAGTATCTTATCCAAATTAGGAATGTTAGCTGCATTAAGAAGAGTACGATTTAGTTCTTCCATATTAAACATTCCCGGAGGAGATGTCTGTGCTAACTGCATTGCCATCTGTGTCATCATCAAGCGATGTGCGCTAGAAGGAATGTTAGGGTCACTAACAGGAATAACATCTACACGCCCATCAAAGTCTTGACGCATAATGGTTTCACTAATACCCGGAACGTCATATGGGTATTCGTTAGGTAGGCTTTCATAGTTAATACGTGCAAGAATTTTAAACTCATCACGTTGTGACTTGTGTATTCTTTTATGAATAGCAGAGAAGAACTTACTAGAAGCTTCAAGCAAGGCCATTGTAGTACCTACTGGTCCATTACCAGAACCTTCGGTAATTACTTGTTCTGTTGTATCAGCAAACTTTTGACCTGCTGCTGCAGTAAACTGCATCATCTGGAATAAAGTACCTGATGGTTCCTTATAAGGTAGTGGGATAATAGAACGAGACAAGTCCATACCTGTTGCTTCTACTTCTTTAAACTCTCCCGGTGCAATAGGGTCATTGTCTCCTACAATACGCACACCTTTAGCTTTAAATCCACCCGGAAGGTTAGCAAACTGTCCTGCGTCAATAAGGCTACGCA